TATATAAATAATAATAAAGTCTATATATTACTTCCTCTTTATTAGTAATAAAGAAAGAAGAAAGAAGAAATTGAAATCTTCTTCTTTACATTATATTTCTTATTCTTGGTTAAATCATTCGGACACTAGGGGTTGATGGGTTTCTTGGGGTTTTTGTTCGGATGGACTATTTGGTTTTTATCTGGATTCATCATTTTTCGGATGGACTATTTAATGATTTGATTTTATTCCGACGTAAATTGATACATTAATTCCACGCACGATATCGTCTCGACCAAGCAAAGCAAGTTCAGAAATCTCATCTTCATCGAGATGTAAGTAGATTTTATTGACCAAGGGACTACCATATGCTTGTTTGGAAGTCATCTCTTTCTTGATGATATAACCAACTCTACTCTGGACAGCACGACGTGTTTTTCTATCGTATAATGCTAGCTTAATATATAATTCTGCCTCTTCTTTTTCTATAGAAAAGGCACAACTGAATGTGTTATAACTCACAATTTTTATTCCTCCTTTCTTCACAATTATTGTACACTAGAAAGATATAAATGATTCATTTTAGGAAAATCTAAATCAAATACACTAAGAAATATCCATAATATATATATGGTTCTCGTGCGGAGCACACAATTCACTTGGTCCTGGATGGGCAGAAACAATGACTTTGTCATAGCCTTCTTCCCTCATTCTGTCAGCAGTTCCAGACAGATTTGCCTGTACATATGACGTCCTAGTTGCCATTCTTGAGTATGCTTCTAGGCTCCATTGGCGCCCTTTCTTGTCTCTAAAACCACTTACTCCTTGTGCAGCAAACCTGATAAGTGCTTCCTGCGTTGCCTGTCTGCGTGTGTAATTTCCTGTTGCCATCAGTGCTGTACTCTCAAGAATTGTTCTGCGATATACATAATTAGCACCTCTAATGGCGTTGGTTTTCATACCCAGAAGTTCCTCTGCCAGAGCCTGAACCTTGCGCTCATCGACCTGTGTTTCTGGTGTTATGGTTGCCATAGGGATTCCTTCACCTATGTCAGCATAACCCATCTCATATGATTTCTGCATCCCATCAGTTGCCAGAATTACTGCCTCACTACCTGCAGCGTCCATTACCTCGCTTACTTCACCAAGGAGTGCATTTATTTGGGCTAACTTGGCTCTTTCCCAGCTACGTGCACCTGCTTCCTCAGTGCCTGCTCTACGTGCTATATTGCCTATAATTTGAAGCTGTGCACGAGAATATATCTCGTACACTTCTTCAGCTAAATCTGATATCTTATTGTGGTCATCTGCCATATTGTACCTCCACTTTTTATGTTATTATTATACCCCTCCACCGAAATCTGGTTCAGCCATTCCTGCTTCCATCATTATCTTGCCAACTTCTTCCTCTACTTGTGGTTGGTTCCAATCAGGGTGAAGCATTCGCACCCTAACTTCTGCTGATGCAGCTTGTGCACGGTATATCATCTCAACAGATTTTGCTGTTGTTTCTAGGTCGAATGACATACCATCTTGGAATTCTATACTTGGTCTCTCAATTACTACCCCAGAACCGAATACATTTCTGTCGATAATTAACATCATTTCAAGGACATCCTCCAATGCACGCTTGAAGAACTGTTCTTTCTTGGCTTTCGTTGTGAGTGATTTACGCTCCCTGATATTGAGTGCTGTGCCGCTCTCTGCCTGACCATTGATTGACAGACCAAACGATTGTGGACTATACCCTGCAGATGTAATGCATCGGTTCAATAATTCTGTGCAGGTTTGTGCGTGTTCATCAACTCGCAGAGTAAATTGAATCATTTCTGGTTTCAATCCTTGTGCATTGATTGGGTCAACATTCAACGTCGTGAAAATCTCTTTGTCTGTGTCAAACAACTGTTGCCCATCAAGCCATAATTCAGGAACTGTTAATCTTGCCTTTCCTAATTTTATTTCCCTTACCCAAGAACGATAAGTCAAATCCAATGCGCTAAGGGTCTCTTCAATACCTGCATAGTCACTTCTTCCAAGAGATTTGCCCCTGAGATAGCGGTTTGGCATCATATTTGGCACATAGCGAACGGCAATTGTATCAAGACCAGTTCGTACCTCTTCTGGTAATTCAGCTGTTTCTGCCAATGCTCCAAGACCAACCTCAATACCAACGTTGTCTCGTTCCCCCTTATACAGCTTGTATGAGATGAGACCTTTCTCGTGGTACTCAAACAATCGCCAGTAAGTTTCTTCATCAACGAGGACTTCTTCCCAGAAGAGAACTGTCTCCAGAAATCCCCAACGAAATTGTGGGAATGCATTATCTGCTTGGACGACGCTCATAACAGGAACGCCAATAAATTCTGCATCCCAATTAGGCTTGATAAATACGCCACCCAAGGCACTTGCGCTTTCTCCTGCTTCAAGCAGTTTACTCCATAAATCACCTCTGGCCACTATCTCATCCAAACGTTCTTGTGTTGCCTCATCCGATACAATCATTTTTGGTGATTCTCCGAACAATAGATTTGCTGATGTGTTTGAGATGTCTCCAGGAATCGGAACAAGCTGTCCTACCCCTGAATAAAGAATATCAAATTCTGCATATTTATCGTATGCCTTGCGCCAATAAGTTGGCGGAAATACATCATTGTTACGTGGAAAACTCATATTATCCTGCCTTTCTAGTGAAAATTAATCGGTTACTGTAAATCACATATCGTATGGCGTCCAAGGTATGGTCATACTCTTTGACTGGTTTATCTATACCACGTTTCTGTGCCTTGACATCCCAGATATAACTATCTACCTCCTGCAATACGTGCTTGCATCTCTCGTGTACGAAGAACATATCGTTGCCGATAAGATTCGTTACCAATTCAATTCCTTCGTTGACACTATTATTCGCTGCAGTAACATTATTGATTCCATCTTGCCATAATTGTAACATAAAACTCTTGGCAGAAGGGTCAATATAGCAACGCTCTGGTTTGATTTTCTCTCCGTGAATTCCTACCAGACTATCAACCCACTTTTGATATGCTTCAGAATATTGTTGTGGAGATTTATTATCTCCTTCTCTGCCTGAGTGGTAATATTCATTCAATACATAACATTTGCTATCTCGTGTAATACCAATAAGTACGAATGTCGTTGGGTTTGTCGCTCCATAATCACAACCGACATAATATTTGACGAAATCTATGCCATCTCTTGCCAAGATAGCATCATTGATTATGTGACAGTCTTGGTTGAACTGCTTATAAACAACTCCATCTGCCATTACCCATAATCCAAGAACCATTCGTTTGTACCATAAGCCAGAATATGCCTTCTTCAACTCATTCTTATATCGCTCGCTGAGTGACATATTGTCATCCAACTCAAAGTGGAAGACTTTGTATCTGCCAGAATCAATGTACTCCTTCTTGATTGGGTGATATGGGGAATCTGGGTTCATTGTCCAGAATGCTCTCGCTCCATCCAGAGACATACGGTTGATTGCCTGTTTGATGAAATTATCTGGGTATAGAGTTGCCTCATCTGCATACCAACCACCAATCGTCATACCACGGATATTACCTTCAGCACGTTCGTCATTGGCTCCGAGACAATAGATTGTCTTGTAATCGTACAATGGAGGAATCTCTATGTCATCTGTCTCTTCTAAGTGGTTTAGAATCAATTTCTTGTTCTCTTTGACACTTGCGAAGGCTCGCTTGTATATAACCTCTCCTTGGCTGTTTCTGTGAATCTTAATGATACCCTCGTCTTCGAGGTCTTCAATCAAATTGACAAAATCATTATTGATGAATCGGACGGATAATTTAGCACCACCTGTTGATGATTTGCTGTACTTGGCTGTACCAGACATAATATTGATTAAACCCAAATCACCGCCCAACACGTTACGATATAACGTATCAGACGTTTTCCCAGTCATCAGGAATTCCTTATGTGGTGAATTCTTAATGAATGACAACCAAGCGATTATGCTGGCTACCGTTTTACCGCTTCGGACGGCTCCTTCATAGATGTTGATAAAACTATCACATTCGGACATAGATTTGATAGCCGTCTCACTGAAGGGTTTCCAATTAATCTTGGTCGCTGTCATTTTCTCTTGCCTCCTTAAATTTCAGGATGTTATTCTTACTCTCATTGAGCGTGTTTACAAGAGACATCATATTATCAATATTTCCTAATTCTGGGTCAGAATCCTCCAGCTTAACTTTGACTTTTAATATGTCCATTTTACGTGCTTGCACTGCGTCAAGTGCTCTCTGATATACCAGAATTTCTCTGTGTGCTGATACCTGTTTGTAATTGTCCACTGTCTTTTCGATTGTAACAAATCCCTCTTTTTCATTAATTAATTCTTTAATTCTGCTAAGCAGATAATATATCCGTGCGTCACAAAGCTTAATTTCATTCTGCACTTGTTCAAGTGTATCAGTACGCATATCATCCCAATATTCTATTATCATTGGGTCAAGCAATTCCTGCCAAACAGTACTCTTCATTCCGTTCGAAGAGTGAGCACGATTTCCTGGCTTGCTCTCCGATTTTCCACCGTGCTCAGCACACCTACCGTATCCAGGATGTTTAGTTCCGTCACCTGCAGGACGTGTACATACCGTTCCGTTTGGTCTCACTCTGCCACATATTGGATTTCCATTTTCATCATCTGCATATATTGGTTTCTTAATTCCATTTACCTTAATGTATCGTATTGGCTTCGCCATTCAATCACCTCCTACCTCCTATAGTATCGTGTTTTCTTTCCTTTGCGATTTTTCGTCGTTATCAATTCTTCGATTTTCCTTATGTAATTTTCATCATCTGATATTCTGATTATACTGGTTAGCATATAATTATTCATATCACCATTTATAGTCCTCAGTTTTGCACAATGAATTACTTTCTTGCAAGCCCAAAGGCTCTTCAGGTGGCTATGTCCTTCTTTAAATTCTTTGTCTTCGTTGATTACAATGTAGCATTTCCTGTCTCTTAAGACAACGAAATTATCCTCTTTGTAAACCTCTTCACACAAATTTGTACACCCCTTCCTCCTTTAATTATACATCGAAACCGAGGAAAAAGCACATACTATTTAAATAGGAGAGGTTTCCCTCTCCTATAATAATTAAAACAATCTGCCACCAAGTTCAATTATTTTATTCATACATTTTAATTTGAGTAGTTTGCTTGATGCATTGCACGCATAAACCCTTCTCAATATATGAATTGCAAAGCTATCGGTTACCATCACATCATTCAATGTGTGAGCATAATCAACACACGGTTTACCTTTGCTTTTTGCCCAATTAACCCACTTATTACGTTCTGTTGTGACACCAATTTCTTTGTGTAACTTTTTCAAATATACTGCTTTCATAATTAATCCTCCATTTCTTTCAACTGTTTGTAGTTACGTCTCTCAAATTCCCAATCACGTCTTACCTTGTTCCAACTACTAACTTTCACGAAGTAGCCAATAATTCTCGTCAACCAGTCATCAATCTTACCACCACATATCGGACAAACAGTTCCGTTACCAACGATACTGGTATGACCATTTTCACAGATACCAAATCCATAATTAATAGCGAAATGTGGAACACCATATTCGATAGCCATCAAGATTAATTTCTTCATCATTGCAGGGTCTTTAATTTGCTCGTCCACATTGATATGTGCGATTCCACCTCCAGGAAGCATTTCAAGGAATTTCCCTGACAATTCAAGCTTTTCAAATACATTTGCATCTGATATATTTGGAACGAATTGGTTGCTGTACATCTCAAATGGCTGTGCCTCTTCACCGAACATCATTACATCTGCCTTAGCCAATGCTACTGCTGCTGATTCTGCAGGGATTTCTTCTACATTGAACACAATGCCTGTCTCGTCAGTGTACTTACTAGTTAATTCATCCAATTTCTTGAGCACTTTTGTTGTGAATGCAATACCGTCTGGATTTGTGATATCATAACCCATAAACCAATTTGCTTCATATATGCCGTGCTCACCGATTGTTGCGAATAGTCTATCAAGCGATACCCATCCGAGTGGTTTGATAAACTGTACAAATCCTTGTTCAACACGTTCTTTGAGTAATTCTCTATGCAGAACCATCAGGTCTCTGATACCATTTGCTTCTTCTTCTAATATCTTGAAGAATTCTCGTTCATCACCTTTTGCTCTCAGAGCGATTCTGGGAAGATTTAGCGTGATTACTCTGGCAGAACCTATATTGATACCGCCATTGCCAAACGTATCAATCTTGTATTCCCTCATCTGCTGCAGGTCATTCTGAAAACGACAATTGTGGGTGATAACACCATTTGCCATTTGGAATAAGTGGTCGTCACTATTCATATTGAAACAGTAAGCGTTCTTATTGGCTGTGTAGTAAATCTTGTTTGATACCACCTCTGCCCATTGACGTGGTTCATTGTCTACAGTAAAATGATACAGTGGTTTGGCACCTAATGGTTCATAACTATATGTTTTACCGAGAGATGAAATTAGGAATTTTAGGTCGCTGACCATACGTTCTGAACTTGTGTATATGCCATCTTTGTCACAACTGAGATAACCATCTAAAACTCCGCTTCGGAATTCA